GAACTTACATTAAGCACGTCTTGCGTTATGGTCGCAGTTCCGACCAAAAACGGCCCTTTTGCATACCCAGAATTAAAACCACGAGAAAAGGCTGGTCCTACAGCTATTCTTGCCATCGCATTTTGCGATGCCTTAGCTCCAACAGAGGAGATAGCATTAGCGCTTATGGAGTTAAAACCAAACATACTACTTCTTCCTAAAATCTAGTCTAAAAATAGCAAAAAGGCAGCTGGAGTTGCTGTTGCTCCTGATGCCGCTGCGGTATAATTTATTACTAACTTCATAGCTAACGATGTGGTGGTGTCATAATCTGTCCATCGTACATCCCAATCAACTCCATTATGAGAAGCGGGGGTTAGCTTTATATTCATATTACTCCCACTAGACCATCCACTTCTGTTTACTAATTCCTGTAATATTGTTTTTATTTCAAGTCCAGCTCCTGCGCTAGCGTGGGTTGGATACCAAGCATTATTAAATGATTCGGCACCTTCCATGCCCATATCGCCATCGATAAGACTTCCAGTTGCAACGGTAGCGCTTGTAAGTGTCCAACCGTTCACATGCGCATATGCGGTAGGCTTAGACGCATCGTCTACGTCTTGTGCTGCGACCGTGATCCCTTCGCCGGGGTCTGAACCTGAGTCAAAGCCATTATTAGCATTGTGATAAAAATGAAGCTTGGCGTTGTCAATCGTGGCGCCTTGAGCAATCGTGAGATTTTTAAGGTGTATCCATCCGGTATAAACATCCGGGTTATAGCTACCACCAAGTCCGGAGTCTGAGTGTTGCCCCACCACAACTTTAGCGTTGGTGATAAACTGGGTTATGTCTCCACCAGAAAATCCCGACTCGTCTGAACCAAGACGGATATAACCATCTTCATCGGCTACTGCAACTTGTACTGTTAATGCTGTCATTATTATGCCTTAATATCTTGTCCTAAAACGAATCCATCAAAGGTGTCCGCTGCGACACATAAAAATCCATATACGTCTATTCCGCCGCTTGTAGTCAGTGTTGGCTCAGTTCCTCCGGGGAAATATACAACATCGCCATCACCGGTAGCTGAAAACGCTACAGTATGACTTGCACCATTAGTGACTCTGACTATAATTCTTTGGCCTACCGAGGCGTTTGTAAAATTCCAACCTGTAATATTTCCAGCGGTAGTTATGGTAAAATGGTTTGTGGTGTTACAGTCTAGAGCTACAAGGCCACTAGTACCACCAGCAACTGGATCGGCGGGTTTGATTGCTTTAGAAAAAGTAACATCTCCCTCAGCAGCAATAGTAATAGCATCAGTGTCACTTGTGTGACCAATCGTGGTGCCGTTGATAATAATACTATCAACTGTTAGTGTGGTGAGAGTTCCCAGTGAAGTAATGTTTCCCTGAGCCGCTGTCGCCAACGTTCCAGCAATTGTTCCACCTGAAACATTGATACCAGCACTAAACACTGGTATTTGATCCATAGTAACTACACCGTCACTTGCTATGGCAATAGCATTTGTATCAGAAGCAGAACCTATATTTCCCGCATCAGGAATAACCAGATTACCAGTAAGCGTAAGAAGGCCGGCAGAACTAAGGGTCATGTCATAATTAGTAGCGCCGGGAGCTGCTGATTCGCTAGCTGCCGTTGTAAACACTAACTCAGTAGCGTTATTATCAGCCGCAAACGTTCCTTCCGATCTAGCGAAGATAGACGCAGCTATTAAAATTGAGTCAGTGCCACCAGCTTCATTTGGGGCGGCAAAACAAAGCTGACCCAATATATCGTTGTTTACGATAGCGGTGTCTGCTAGGTTTTGTAGTGTTATTGATTGCGCCATGCTACAACCCCCTAATTTATATAATGTCCCAAACGTCAGCAGCTCTACAAACTACCGTAACGCTCTCAAATTGATGATAAAGAACAATGCTTGCCCCACCGTCAATAAGGCCATCACCTTCTGCTGTAACAGAAACGTTGCCTGTGCCACTATCTACTTTTTTAATAGTATATGTAGACCCTACAAGCGCGGCGGTCGCTTCTGGCATGGTGGCGGTTCTGTTTGAACCAGCGGTAGTAATTGCGGTGTAACCGTTACTGACTGTTACATTGGCGCTAGAAATTACTTCAACCACAGGCTTAAATACAGTACCCTTTATGGTACTCTTGAATATGGCTGCGCCGTCGTCACTACCATCAAGAGTTAAAGCAGTAATTTGTGTACCGGCGTCATCTACATTGAAGATGATATCCGTATCATTAGCTTGTGTTTCAATGGTTATGTTACCACTAGAAGTGGAAAGCGTAACGGCGGCATCACCAACGCTAAGATCGTCAGCGGCAAGACCACTAACCGTAGCTGCTCCCGGAACCCATTTAGCACCATCCCACTTTAAGAAATGACCAGTACTAGGACTAGTTACACCAATCTTTGTAACATTACCACTACCATCAAAAGTAAAAGCTGCTGTTCCGCCAGCTTCTGCAAGAGATCCACCATCGTCTAAAACGATATCACCAAGGACGGTAAGATTACCACCACTGGACAAGGACATTTTTTCAGAAGCGGCTTCACTTGCAGCGGTTCTAAAGCTCAATTTAGTAGCGTTATTATCAGCCGCGAAATCGCCCTCTGAGACAGCAGCAATACCAGCAGCAATAAGAATAGCGTCCGTTCCAGTGCCTTCATCTGGAGCTTGGAAGTTAATTACACCAATGACATCGTTGGCAGCCATGTCGGTTTCGCCAGTCGCGAGCGTAAGCGTTATAGGCTTATCGTCAGCTGTTGCCGTATGCTTTAGGGTCAGGCCAGAGTCATGCACATGAGTAAGCGTTACTTCTTTGTGAGCGCCAAAATGAACGACAGAAGCATCGGACAACATAATAAGATCGTTGCCTATAACAGTATCTTTAGCAACACTTAAGCCACCATCAGTTTGAAGAGATCCATCAGTAGCAGAAGTGGCGTCTGTGGCGTCGTCAGTCTTAAGTACACCAGAAAAGGTTCCAGTAGTCGCTGCGAGAGCAGCAAAAGAACCCGCTGCGGTAGAAGCTCCACCAATAACGGCACCATCTATTGTTCCACCATTGATATCAACAGTAGTAACTGTTCCAAGACTAGCACATGTACCACCAGCAGCAGTCCATGTACTATCAGCAGCCCAAGTTAGAGCCTTTGATGCTGCTGCGGTTCCTAGAGTGACGATATCTACATAGTTAAGCTCCGCCGTCACCGCCGTGACACCATCAAGTTTGTTAAGTTCAGCAGGTGTTGAAGTAATTGCCACGGTACTAGCAACCGCTAATACCGGCAAGTAATATGTACCAGCTGCCATAGCTGGCAAATTAATGGTTGCGTCAGCAGTCGGGTCAATAATTGCTAACGTGGTTTCATGAAGATTGGCCGTAGCGCCTTCAAACACGAATGCATTTGTTACATCTATAGTTGTTTGATTTACAGATGTGGTTGTGCCATTAACCGTAAGGTCGCCAGTAACCGTTAGGTTATCATTAACAGTTACCTCAGAAGTAGCGTTGCCAATTGATACGGCTATACCGCTAGTTTCTGTGGCTATCTTTAAAGCCCCAGTTAAGTTTGTGATGTATGAATCGGTAGCGTCATGATACAGGGTCATGTCCGATCCAGCACCAAACTCAATTTTGTCGCTATCTGGCATAATTAAATCGCCAGAGGCATCCGCGCTGAGAAACTTGGACGCTTGTGATAAACCTAGGGTTACAATCCCAAGGCCTTGTGGTGAATATGTCATCTTATTTCTCCGCTAGAAGATTGTTGTTTTCTATAATATTATACACTTATACTATGAACCAATTGCTATTGTCTGATATCAAAGTAATAGACTCATTTTGATGGCTCAAAGTAATGGTTGTAACCCCGTCAATTGTTTCACTTCCAGACCTGATAATATCCACAGTGTTACTACTACTATCTGTTTTCTTTATGATTAAGGTCTTTCCTCCGTTTGATGTAGCCGCATATGTAGTTACATCTATAGCTCCGCTTGTTGCATTTGCGAAGACGACCACGTTAGCTGTTGTAACTGTTGTGTCGCCGGTGATCGCTGTATAAGGAACGACAGGAGAGGTAGAAACGGTTACTGTTCCTGCTGTAATGTCTCCATCTTTATCAACCTTAAAAATCTCTGTTCCAGAACTATTCTCAATTCTGATTAAATCGCCAGTATGAGAAGCAGGCATTTTGGCGAAATAAGCTGAATCGTTTGTTCCGTTAGGGTATACTTGTAGGGTGGCGTCTTCTGTAGAAAGGGTAACATCAGCTTTACCGATAGCCAATAACTTATTGGCCATATCGCCTTTAATGATCGTGCCGTTAGAGGCTTCAGAGGCATTAGCGATATACAGCATACTACTATCAGTCGATGTAGCATAGCCAGCGAAATAACCAATAACAATGTTATAATTGCCAGTCGTAATTCCATGTGCTGAATACGAGCCGATGGTAACATTACTAGTCCCAGTAGTAATAGACTTTGATGAATAAGATCCGATACTAGTATTATGACTACCAGTAGTATTGCCGTAACTTCCATACATCGCAGACTGACCGATGCTAATATTATTGGAGCCAGTTGTTGCATAGTATGATGAATTATAACCCAAGGCAACATTACGGTAGGCAGTAGTAGATCTATTTAGAGCAGACTTCCCTATTGCGACATTCCTATTTCCGACCGCTAGATTATCTAACGTGCCATATCCAATGGCAATATTTTCAACACCATCTGTCAAAGAGTTTAAACTATTATAGCCCACCGCAAAGTTATCTGTGCAGTCGCTACCCAGACTTCCATGAGAAGGAGTTCCTCCGGGACCAGCATTTATAAGCAGAGTTCTTGTTAGATTAGTGCCACCAAAAGAAACGTCGGACAACTGATCAAAATCTAAAAGATTATCTAGAGACGTTGCTCCAGTACCACCATATGCAACAGCAACAGTTGTTCCTTGCCAAACGCCGGTTGCAATAGTACCAACTGATGTAATTTGAGTTTGAGCAGCGTCTACATTAAGAGTGTCGCCAGCCAAAGTGATACCAGTACCAGCAGCTAAGTTAGTATCAGTGCTAATATCAATAGTGTGCGAAAGATCACCTGAAGCATCAAGATGAACAGCCTTACCCGCAGGGTATGTGCCAAAAACGGTATGATTGCCAACAGTAAGAGATATGGCACTGCCGCTATTGCTGCTGGCAAGAATTGTGGTTCGGGCAAGAGTGTCTGGAGAAGCGTCAGTAATGGTGCCAATGCCTACTTCCCATGCAGACCCATTAGCGTCTTCAATTGCATAGTAAGTAGTGTTTCCATTACCAATAGCGGCTACAAAACTTTGAAATCCAGTAGCTGCGCCCGCAAGGCTGATAGTACCTGTACCATCAGTCTCGGTGGTTTCTTTTACTCTATCTTTGACTACTAGAGCCATAATGACCCTCCGGGGTTAGGAAGGATCAGTGATTGTGACATCTATAGCTTCAAGAGCTGAGAGTCTAGCCGTCTCAGACGCCTGTTTTGTTTCGTAAGCCTTTACATTATTAATTAAGAAGTCTCTAACAACCTTATTTACAAATTGTTCAATAGTTACGGGGTTGACAATTGTAGTAGGGTTATCTTCGCTTTCTGGCTGTTCATAATCAAAATCAGGATTGCTTACGGTTGGGTTATAACCATACTGAGCTGCTACGGCGTTAATCACACGATCCAAATGTTCATCTGGAATTTCCACACAGTGTTGAGCCATGTTTCTTCCTTTATGCAAAAGTAATATCTAGATCGCCTGCGTTAAACTTAAATACATCTCCGCTGTTTACGTCTCTGACGGAGGTCAAAGATCCATGTAACAAAACGTTACCAGAAGTTGAAGCGTCTGCAACAAAAACTCCAGACACCATCCCCCAATCCGCTGTTGATGTTGGAAATGTTGTGGCTCCGGTATTTTGTGTAGCGCCATTAGATGGAGCGTCCCATGCTGTTACTTGAACTCTAGCATAAGAACCGCCACTTACCTCTTGCGTTAATGTTCCGGCTTCTAGCTTATCTGTTTCATAAAACTTGATAAGACCTACATAAACGCTAGTTCCCGGAGTGGTAAGCGCCGTGTTTCTTAATACGTGATTTATTAATGCATTTTCTAAATAATTGGAAAGTGCTGACATTTTTTATCTCCAACTTAAAAGGAAACTAATTCCATTCTTCTCCATGTATCGGTAGCCACGCATACATAGAGGTGATATATTGTTGTGCTTTCTACTGTAGTTCCACCAAATCTCATTTCACCAGCAGAGCATGTAGCAGTAGCACTGGAAGCTACGGAATCTTCCCAAAAAACTACTGAATCGGCGGTGTCGATAAATGAGGACCTTACGTCTGAGGGGCTTATTTGACCATTAGAATTGTCTGGTAAAATGCTTGCTGTTTGGCTAGATAGCTCTGTTTTTGTTCTTTTAGTCATTCTGATCCCCTCCCATCTTTTCTAGGCAAAATACATATTATTATACACCATATATAAAAAACCGCCCCTAAAAAACTCTAGGGGCGGCTTATTGAGACAGGAAACTGTTACTGATTAGAAGGAGCCAAGAAGGATTCTTCGGTTATCAAGTACAGCGAACCCTACTTCAGCCCAGCCGTAGAAGCCAGCTCTCTGGTGTCGATGAAGAGCATCGTCTTCAAAGATCTGAACGTCTTGCTTGATAGGCATGATGAAGCTGTCATTAGCTGTTCTATCAATACCTACAACAAGTTCTGGATCAGTACCATTCAACGAAGCAGCCAATTGGTTGCTGAAGAATTTCTGGTACTCTTGGTTTTCACCCATTTCATCCATGTCGTGCAGATTTACACCAAAAATACGAGTGATAGCAGAGGCGTCGTCGCCTGCTTGGTAAATCTCTCGTCTCGTGGTTTCGTCAACTTGGTCTACACCCCAGTTACGGATATCTTCCAGAGCTTCTGGAGATAGGTATAGGTCAGTCATTTTGCCACGGCTCAAGGAACCACTGTTACCACCTGCATTACGACGCATGACGGTTTTCATCAAAGAAATCACTCTCTTCGTGAATTGTCCATCAGCTGCGTCGCCATCGTAAACCAAGATGTTTCTGTCAACGCCAGCGGCTAGCAGTGTGTGCCATCCGTCGTCGTTCATCTTCTTTACGAATCCTGCTTCGAGAACTTGCATTGCGCGACCCACTACATCCCAACGGGCTTCGCGAGCGTATCGAAGTAGGTAATCAATCGAGGATGCAACCGTATAGGTTGGAACCATGACGTAATCACCTTCAACGGCACGTTCAGGAATACGGCCATGGCCGGGATTCGTGTAAGCAACATGCTCGTTCTCAGTTCCGGGAGCCAAAAGATCAAGTGGGAATTCCACTGATGTTCCGGGTTCCATCGAAAGTCTTTCAAAAATGCCATCAAGAACATCGCCCACTAAAACACCCTTACGTAAAGGTTGCTCCAATGCGGTGGCTAGTTCATGTTGAGCTTCAAGGGCAATAACCTTGTCAGCGCTACCAGAGCGCTTGATAAGCTCAATAAAATGATCATCAGGTCGATTCATTCTATTCATTATACTATCTCCTTCTAAAGGGGTTAATTTTATACGTCAGCAGCTGCTGCGGCGGCTACGTTCATTGGAATTGGTAGGTTAACTTCAACCTTTGCATAACCGTCTTCGTCTTTAGTAGACATAAAACGACCAACAACGTTTTCAACGCCGTCTGCGACTTCAGCAGTCGTAGCAAACTTACCAGTTGCACTAGCATCATCGAGAAACGCCAATTCGCCTGCGGCGGGTGTTCCTACGATCTGGTCAGTGACAACATAACCCTTCTTCAGGATGGACACTTTGCCACCTTTCTGGACTTCATCTTGATGCCAGTTAATATGTTGACGTGTAAGGTCAAGACTAACTACATCGTTGAGCAAAACGCCAACTGGAATACTTGTTGAGGCATGGGCAATCTTTTTGATCACCAATGCACCAGCTTGATCCATTGCAGCCCCGGAACCCGCGGTGCTAATACAAACAACACAGCCCTTTTCGGCCGTTTCGTTCATAAAAAATGAAATATCGACATCGAGTTCATGTCTATCAGCTTTTAAAGCCATTTTATTTCTCCTTGTTAAACTAAATTATTCTTGAATGTCTGCGGTAGAACGAAGAACGTTACTCTCTAGCCAGTCGCTTGCAGCGGTTCTAGCTTCCAAAGAGGAGTCTTCACCAGCATCAGTTAATGCAGCTTCAACTTCTTCTTCGGCTGTTTCGAGAACTTCATCAGACGCTTCGGCTTCTGCTTCATCAACTTCTTCAGCTTCATCAGCTTCCGTAGTTTCATCAGCACTCGCACCTTTTTTCTTCATCCAAGGTGGAAGCTTCTTGTCTTTATCTTCATCTTTTTTATCTTCGTCCTTATCTTCCTCTTTTGAAGGTTTATCGTCAGATTTTTTCTTATACATTGCTGCTAAGATATGAACGATTTCTTCAAACATTTCGTCACTAGCTTCTGCGAATCTTTCGATAGCCGCTTCGGCTCCTTCGCCCTCTACTCCGGCTTCAAGAAGTGCGGTCTTACGAGCCAACAATTTCTTTTCAGCCTGATGAGATTCAATGCTTTCACTGGCGGATGCCAATTCTGCATCTTTACTCGCAATAACTTCTTCAAGCTCAGTGACTTTTGCTTCAGCAGCTTCAAGAGCTTCTTTAGCTTGGACAATAGCTTCTTCTTTTTCAGCAACTGTTGCTTCAAAAGCTTCGATCTTAGACTTAAGTTCTTCGTCCTTTTGACTAATAACTTCTGCCTTCAGGGCTTCTGCGGCGGACTTAGCTTGCACTAGGTCTGCTTTTAGCTCTGCAACTTGGTTTTCTAATACATTATCGGACATATCAGATATCTCCTTAATACTGGACTCTGAAATTAATTTTGCTTCACTGGTACCGGCAAAAGATAACAATTTTGAGGAATCATCATTAAGAATAACACTCCTCGGATTGGCAGGATTACTAACCAAACCTTTGCCGGAAAAATTGATATTCCGTAGTAATCTACCTACTGTATATCCATCATACTCTCCTTGTCCTCCATACGCCCTAAGATGTTTAGTTAAAAAAGCAGACTCTTCATCTCTCGATATAGTCTTATGATCACCTTCGGGTGTAACTACGGCATAATCGAAATCGCTAAAGAGAGCTTCCATACTAACAAACCATCTGCCTGATTTTATATCAGCGATGATAGTACTCATTCTCTCTCGGCGTTCTAGATCAGTCCAACTATTGTACAAAACTGCGCTTGTTACAATATCAAAATCATCTTCTGGAGTAGATTCCGTCCCGATGATTTCTTTTCCATCCCTATCAATAACTACACTACCAGTGATGTGTCCTATAATATCACTTTCGTCATGCATAAAATTAAACTGCTTATCTTCAGGTGTGTCTTTAGCAGCCCATGTTTCTTTTAGATCAAAAACATCATCGTTTTTATTCCAGCCTGTTGAAACTAAGACCGACCTTAAGTAAAAAAGGTCAAGTTGATCTTTGTTTTCAGCTATAGCCTCATTATCATTAAGCATCAACTGCTTAATGTCATTTTGCTGTTCTTGATCTGGAATGTACGTGTTAACGGGAGAAGAGTAAGCAATACTTGCTGTTGATAAAATCAAATCTTCTAAACCGTGAGTTTTCTCAGATTTATATATTGGTATATTCATTAAAAGCCTCATAAAATTATACACCATAAGTCAAAATAATTCTTGAAAACATTAGGTAGTATGGAACGACGCATAAGCCGTTACACACATTTGACGTTTCTCTTCAATGTTAGGTTTACGTTGATTACCTTTAACAAAGCCAGAGACTAAAGATTTAATAATACTAGCAATAGAATTATCAACACCAAAGCCACCTTTTAGAATTTGACTTATCATATCAGCATCAATGTCCATATATGGATCAAGATTGCAAAGTATACAAAGCTTAATGTATTCCATCTCGTCTGATTGCTGTTTATTTAAACCGCGCAAATTCTTCTTATTATAATGAGCTAATAGAGCTGGATGCACAGTTTCGGCTATTGCCTTTTGAGAATCGGAAGCCCAAAGCATTAGATTAACAAAATCAGACTTAACCGTTTGTCTTGGTTGTACATCTTTTTGTTTTCTCTTTTGTTTATCCTTTGCATTTTTGGGTCTTCCATCTTCAGGTCTGCCTTGTGGGGCAAACTTATCTTTGTTTTGTTGTTGATTATTAAACTTGCTCTCTTCCCGCTTAGCTTGTTTTTCTTCTATCTTATCGTGCTTCTCTTCTATCGTTTTATCACTTCTCCTGTCGTTAGGATCTGTGAATGGATGACTACCGGTTTCATCAGAAGGAACGATTCCCAAGTCTTCTGGGGCTATAGCGTCTTTAGTAAGAGCAATCTTCTCAAGATCATTACGATGTTGAGGATTGTGATAAGGACTAGCTTTCTGAGGCATGGATTCGCTATTACGAGATTTTTCTTCTCTCTTAATTCTAATTTTTTCGATTTCTGGAATTTCGCCAAATCGTTCGATAAGAGTTTCAGTACTAACAATATTCCTGTCAGCCAACTGAATTAATAGATTTTTCTCTGAAGCTTCATCTGCCAAAATCATTTGATCAAAATGAACAGTAGCAGGAAGTCTAAAACCCATAGCCTTACGAACAATTTCTATCTCTTGATTAAGCCATGTAACAAGAACATCTCGTCCATACTCTAATCTTTCAACAAGAGTTTTGAGACTGATAAAATTATTAGTAAAGCCACCACCGCCAGAGCTGGCCATACCGGTGAGGGTAGGAGGAATGCCAAGACCAGCGTAAATGTTTGTGAGTACCGGCTCATATTTTTCCTTACCTAAAAATCTATATACCTGAGTGCTGGATTCTGTGAATTTTAATTCCGGCCCCCATACTAAGTCCATTGTTCCGCCGCCCACATTACTCGAAAGAATGTTTCTTAGCTTATTGATGGCGTTCTTTGTAGGAAGAATCTTGTTATCTAAATCACCAAGGCTCCAGAGACGTATGTTAGAGATAGCCCCGTCTAATGCCGAAATGTCCGCAAGCTTCATCTTTTCTAACATAATGATATCGTCAAGAATGGCATAAATCATTGGACTAGCCCAAACGAGCCAATCGTCCTTTTTGTAGAAATATGCAGACACCTTGTCTTCATCTAGAGGAATTAGTTCTTGACCGTTCTTAATGGCTGCGATGATATCCGGAGGAAGCATTGAAGATAGTCTTGAGTTATCAACCCCGCCAGAAAGTCCTCTTTTGGCTTGTTGTCTAACGACCCTAGATACCTTCATTGCGTATTTAGGTTGTCCAACGAACGTCGCTAATTCATTTCCAATAACTTCTATAGACAGCGGGTTTAGAAAATCAAACTTCCATGGAATCTCTCTTTTGTTGAATATAAGATCTTGAATCTCCATATCTGGAGAGGCGGAAGACCTTAGTTCTCTCTCAGCCTTTTTGCTGATTTTTGCCGTTCGTCTTTTTACTACGACATTTCCGCACCTATAGAGCGTATTGAGGAACCGTTCTGTTCGCTCTTTTCCACTTACTTTCTGAAACCATTTGCGATAAAACTTTTCTATTCGTTTGTTAGGATGAACTAGATTAATCCCTTGAGACGCAAAGTCAGACATAAGATCTATTACATTGCGGATAATACCTACTCTGTCATAGGCGGCCATGCACATCTGCATAGCTTCTTTTTGCTTTTTAGGAACCGCTTCTGAGCTTCTGAATTGATTATAGTCTTCTCTACTAAATCCACTCCTAACAGATCTATTGGTTTCTATATCTAGAAAAGAAGTTCTTCTATAAGCTTGAGATTTTTGTATCCCTTCATAATAGTCAACATTGTCCGCTGTTTCTACTAAGACTTGCTGTTTTTCGGACTCGTCAGCCCAAGTTACAAACCCTTGTGTCTTCGTCGATTCTGGAATCTTGTCTACCATCTTTACCTCAGTCATATTGTAATTGGAATGATTGTGAAATTAATCTAATTGATTATACACCAAACTAATAAACATCTTTCATGCCTTCTGTAAACCAAGATGGCCCTATGAAGCTTTCGCCACCTGAACCCACTACTTTTCCGGCCCATCCACCTACAGGACTATAGTCTCTAGGCTTAGGAGTTCTGTGTATTTTACGTGCTGACATGTTAGCCATAATTAACGAAGAGTAACGATCTTTTCTAAGTCTATCCTTCCTTCCTCCGGGAAGTTTTACTTCTGGCGTGTCCCATTTGTCACGCCCAGAAACAGTCTGACTCATTATAATCATTGACAGTTCATCTTTGAGTTCTTCAATTTCCATAACACAATCTTCTAGCGTGTCATATAGTCTATTTTTTAGTTTATCGTCAGATATAGCAAGACCAATAGTTGCAGCATCGAAATATGGGAATAAGACCACGTTGTCCTCAAAGTCTTTTCTAAGCCCGTGATTAGCCTCTGCCACCCAATCAGCTTTAGCAAACTGCACCATTTCCACAATATGTAGACCAACCTGATCATCTGTGTCTTTTTCTTTCTTATCGTCAATAGTTGGCCAGATAGGAAGTTCGCCCTCTTGAATTTTATCTTTGTCATGTAATGCTTCAATAATAGCAATACCGCCACCTTGAGCGTCTAAAGCGATTTCCTCACAGGGGAATGTCTTCATTAGGTCTCGTATTTTTCTAGAGCAATAAGAATAGAAGTCTGTCTCGCTAACAACTCCCGCTTTAATCTTTTCTTTATGCTCAGATCTATTTGTCGTCCAACAATAAACAATTCTGGTATGATCTTCATGCAATTCCATTACGATAATAGAGAAATTGTCTACCTCGGAAGCCGGATCAATACCAAATACATATCTCCCCTTAGGATTTCCCCTAATAGAAGCGTGATAATTAACATCCCCACTAGGGAAACTAATAGGATTTTCTGGAGACGCAACACACTTCTCAATGAGAGACCTCTTAAAGAACCCATTGCTATCAGTAGAGAAACACGCCCCAAATTCCATCTGATAAATACCAGAGTGAACAGTGGCTCTAGAACGAGCAACCTGCCCAGCATCCATAAAGCCATCAGGTAATAGTTCAAACGGTATACGGATAATAGAATACTGAGTCCAATCAAAGTCTTTAGGAACCTCAACGTCTCCGAATATTTCGGCTAATTTTTTAGGATTACCTTGTGTTTTGATTATCTGTTTCCATTTTTTCCAGTATTCCGCAAAATGATTAAAATCATAATATGCCGTTCCTGAAAGTACAATCTGGTTTCCTATGTGGGTTTTTTCGTGTAGAGTTTCTTCTAACTCAATACCCTGTTCTTTTGCTAATTTCTTGGTAGCCATGCGTTTTACGTTTTCGATTGGCGACGCGCTAACAGCCGCAAAACCAGCTACCACATTTTCAAAGATGCTACGAGGAATAGATGCAAATTCGTCTGCAATAATATCGTTTGCACGTTGACCACGAATCTTAGAGCCATCACCTAAAGGTAAACATGTAATGGTACTATCTCCAATCATCATGCGGCACATGTCCACACTTCTACGTGGGCCGCCATTGGTTCCTGCTACATCTCTTAAGATAGGAGCGTTTCTCCATATAGTATCCATGTATTCAAACAGGACTTTAGATTGACGAAAAGCCGCACCGACAATGACGATTTTTCTTCCGGGCATAAGCAAAGCCCGAATCATAGCGTAAAGAGATAATATAAAACTTTTCCCAAAACCACGACTCGCTATTAACATTGGGAACTTTCTACCCCATACTTCCCTTAGCATAAGGGCTTGTGCGGGTAGTATCTCTATATTAAATATATACTTACAAATAAAGGAGAAGTATTCTGGGTTAGCAAGAAGCCAAGTAAGCTTTACATGGAACTCTTCATCAAAGTCCATGGAAAATGGGTTGACTATACTAGAGTCTTCCACATTTAAATTGAGCCATGCGTCTTGTAATATTTTAGAAGTATTAGTAATACTGTTCACGTATCAATATCTCCGTAACTTCATCAAATATCCTCATTGCGCGACTTTCGGCATCTTCTTTATTGTTACAAAATAAAAACACCACACCAAAGTTTTCTTCCAGTTCTCGTATTCTCCGCCATATGAACTTTCCATTCATACGCATGT